GTTGGGCCTGTGGGTCCGGTGGGTCCAGTAACACCTACGGATGTGATTACCATCCATACATCTGTTGCTGTTTTTTTAACCACCGATTTAGTATATTGAGAAAGAGTAGCAGCACCATTAAGTGTAACGCCAGTATCGCCACTAATTGTTAATGTTCCACTACCTATATTTAAGACGTGTATTTCAGTTAAGTCAACTAAAAAAGGAACATTAGCGTTAGTAGGTATGGTAAGTGTGTTATCACTACTACTATTAAAAACAATTAATCTACCTTCGTCTTTACGAAGTAAAGTATAATCACTAGTTTTGTTTACGGTAGGTCTTACATCAACAGCCATACCACCAACAGTAGACCCATCACCATAAAACAAATACCCTGCATCAGCATCCTTATACAAATGTTGAGTATGGGGGGTTACTGCTAGTCTTTCACTTTCAGTAGTTAAAAAGATATTTTTATTGTTTGTTAAAACATCCGCCATGCTACTCGCTCCTGTTTTTATTCAATATCAAGTCATCCATAAAGGTTTGGTAGGAAGATTACTATAAGCCTCATCAGGTGTATCGTAGTTTTGCGGTAAATCTAACAACGCAGTACGATAAGTTCTCAAATCTGTTTTTTGGGAATCTGTTAGATTTTCCCATCTTATAGCAAGTTGGTAGTAATCCATTTCTTTTAACAAACCGTCTCTAAAGCCTCTTAACTCATCCCATTCCATTTAATCACCCATTGTTAAACTTTACCCAAAGAATTGCCTGTCCGTTATTAAGATTAGTAGTGCCGCTTTCTCTCCTGACTTGTATAATATCACCGGCATTGAAATCGAAATCTACATCCGCGCCTGTTCTAGTAAGTGTATAATTATTACCATTAGTGTTTACTAAATCGCTAGGAGTGAAGGTAAAGTCTTTTGTTGTAGCACCACCGTTTTTTCTTATCCTAATAGTATTCGTTGCTGTGCCTGTGATTGTTCCACCGGCGAATAAGAATGTTGCTGCTGCTACTCTACCACCAAAAGGCATAGGAAACGCATTAGGATTAGCAGTAGAACTTTGAACCGTTGGCGACCTAAAATCGACGGCACTTGTACCTATTGATGACCTTTCAAAGAAACAAGGATGAAGTGCGGTATTTGGGGTATCGTTTGTTCGACCTATGTTACTTATAGTTACCTTAACATTACCACCACTAATACTTGCTATATTTCCTACATTTTGTATTAAGTGATTTGAGTATATCGGTTTAGTTATTGTTAATTTGCCCGGATTAGTAGCACTTACATATAATATTTTTCCTATATCAGCAGGGTCGGATAAAGTATCATCTATTTGTGAAGAACTAATAGTAATTATACCATTTACTGCGGTATATCCCGTATTATTATCAGCAATTTGTTCCATAACAAGACCTATCGCGGGCATTTTTGATGCAGTATCACCACAAGCCAAAGCGACTAATGGTGTAGTGTTGTTATCATCAACATAAACTGCCGCACCTTTAGGGATAGTGCTACCCGTTTCATTTTTTACTTGAATAACAATGTGTGATTTTACCTTCTCGACTTCAAGGAACTTTTCTACGGGGTCGTATGTAAAATCTGTATCTACACCTACTTGGTCCATACCATTACCATAAAGTATAGAACCAACAGGTATTGTTTGTCTGCCTGTACCCCCATGATAAACAGGTGTATTACTAAAAGCACCTATGGTTTCATAAACACCATCTGCTATTTGCCTAAAGTTCCAATCACCCCTAATAGTAGGTCTTTTTACACATTTTATAGATGCGGCTTTATTATCAGTACCAACTTCACCATAAATCCTCCCACCATCTTTTATGACTAACTCATTACATTCTAATGTAAGACCCGCAGGTATTTTCCAATAATTATCTATAACATCGTTTGTTTCTATTTGTAGTTTGTTATATTGAGCGTAAAAGTTTTTTGTTGTAGTATTACCAAAGTTTGTAGAGCCAGTAACAGGAAAATTAAGTGCGCCATAAGAAGACGTTTTAAGCGTCTTAAATCTAGCGGTCGTATGTCCAAACCTAAAGTACTCTCCGATGGTCGTTAGAGTACCTTCAAATAGGTATTCTTTGGTATAATCGTAGATGTCGTAGTCAGAAGAAGTAACATCATCACCATTAAAGTTTAACATATCAACAGAGCCGTAATTATTGAAGTCTGTTCTCGACGCATCTGAATATATTTTTTTGGCTTTCATCTCTCCTGTATAAGTAATATTAGGATATGCACCATCTACCATAGAGAAAGTTTGAGAGCCAAAATTAAAGGTAAAAGTATCTCTTCCGGCATTCCAAACGCTTGTATCTGCCGTAAAATTAACCAATGCTTTAGTGTAGGCCGCACCTGCACCATCATAAGTATCTACGGATGGCGCACCTAAGAATGTAAATGTAGTTGTACCTGCACCCCTTAATGTATTTCCTTTGTGTACTAACAAAGCACCATCTAATCTAACATCTAAAGTATTACTAAATGTTATAGTACCTGTGTAGGTAGATGCTATTGTTATATCGTGATATTGTTCCGAACTACTAATAGTTAATCCGTTTATAGTACAGTCGTTACCAAGAGCGCCATCAGATGTACCGTCAAAAACAATACTGTCTCCATCTGCGGGCGCTACACCACCTACCCAGTTGGCATCGTCAGTAAAAACACCACCGGCCTCGCTACCATCCCATGTTATTGTTGTTGCCATTTATCTCACCTCTATTGCGAAGAGAGAGAGCCGGACAATTCACCACTTGTAGTACCACTTACTCTAGCAGTTGTGGCTTTTGTGTAAAATGCTGTGCCGCCTTTCTCTTCTATTGCACTTAATAGCGACTTTGCTTGCCTCTCGAATGAGGCTAACTGTTGATTATAACGAATATCTGCTGTACCCTGTTCTTTTTCGGGAACAACAGAAGGTATGGTATCTATAAGTACCCTTAAGCAATCAACACATACCATAAACTTAATTGCACCTTCTATGTGTGCAGTAAGCGGTGCATTTGTAGAGTTTACACCTACATAGTTTGCCTTTCGTACTTTTTTTTGTACTTCGGGAATACGTATGTTTAGATATTCTACAATAGTAGCACTATTCAAACCTCTAGGTCTGTTAAGTAAATCTCTTATTTGTCTAGCAGATATATTAGTGTCGAGTACTGTTGCTTCGTCATCTACTACTAATTCCCCTACATCAAATGACATTCATTCACCTCTACTCATAGTCCAATGGTACGTCTATGAATACGGTGTTTGATGAAGGTTTCTCTGAACGACCTAGTACAACCACTCTTTTTGTAGCAATTATCCTGTCAGTCATATCACTCGGTGGAAGCCAGTAAAGTGCCTTTCTCGGTGCGTTTAACAGAGCAAGAGGATGGTCTTTATACCTAGAACCTGCGTTACGATGTAATCTAATCAAGTAACCTTTACCCGCTTTCCAATGTTTCAAACGGTGTTCCATTTCTTTGACATCTGCTGATTCGGGCAACAAGATACCTGCGTCTTTTAGTTTAGAGGCAAGTGAAGCCTTAGACGGCTGCTTTTTCTTTGCAGCCGCCTTTGGCTTTGTGTCCTTCTTAGTAGAAGTCTTTTTAGTTGCTTTAGGCATCTAACCACGCTCCAATCTCAGGAACGTACTCCGGTTATCTTTAGGATTCTTTTGTTAGTACCCGATGAAGCACCATCTTGGTGTTCGTGGATAACGCTACCCATGTAACCTGTTAATAACCAGTCATATCCAACGCCCGGCAATCTTGTCAACTCGGTTTCTGTAAATCCTTCTCCGTTGTATGTAAAGAACTCTGCTGTATCTGCGCCCGGAATTAGCATTAGTGCGTCGTTTCCGATAGCGTTACCGCTTCCGTAATCTCTTGTGTAGTAGATGCTTAGGTTTGCGATTCTAGCCAAGTGGTCGCCTAGTGACTCAACTACGTTTCCGTATAATGTTGTGTTTAGGATAGCACTTCTCTTGTCAGCAGGTAGAACTAGTGCAAGTGGTTCGTTTCCACTTACTCTTCCTTCTGCAAAGATGTTGTCCATAGCACTTAGGATGTCGCCTTCTTCGTCTGCTGAACCGCTTCCGAATACTGCTGTTGCTGTAACTGATGTTGCACCTGCACCCCCATATAATTTTGTTAGGATGTGGTTGTCAATTGTGTCAGCCCTTGCTCTTACGATAGCAAGTTGTTGACGGTCAATGTTCTCGAAAGATTCGCCACGTAGACGTACTGCATCTAGGAAAGTAACACGACCTTGACCTTTCTCAAGTTTGGTTGTGTAGTTTGCTGTTCCTAGATTGGTTGGGTCAGTTAGCGCAACGTCATCTAATGGATAACTAAATGTGCCTACTACTCCTGTGTACCACTTAAACTCTAACCAAGGTACGCTACGAACACCGACTAAATCGGTTGCGATAGCGATTGTGTTAGATTGTAGTTGGATAAAGTCTCTTAGAGTTTGCTCTAGGACTGCATCTCCAACTGAGAAAGGTCCGACTGCTGCTGTTGGGTTTAATATTTCTTCTAATGTGTTATTCATATCATTCATCTCCTATAATTTAATCTATATCTAACAAGATACAGGAATAAAATCTCCCGCAGACAATGCTGCTTCTCCGCCAAAGTAGTAACCGACTAAAGTTGCTGAGTTAGATGAATCGTCATCAACGCAACCGTTTTCGTCTGCTGTTTGTGAAAGGTAAATTGGAATCCCGAACTTAGGGGATGCAATTGCGTTTGCTAGTTTTAGGTAGCAAATGCCGTCAAGAGGAAGAACTGATACTGTTCCTGTTCCTGCTGCTTCCAATGCTGAATCTGCATCACGGCTTGATTCTGCTATTGTGTAGCCGATTGGTGTATCGTCTACTGATGCTGTCATTAGTATTCCGCTTGCATCGTACTTAACTAAAAGTCCTTTGCTTGCGAATGTTTCTTGTATATCTACTACGTGTACTGAGTCGTTTCCTGAATATGCTACCATTTTATCTCATCTCCTTAATGTCATTGTACGAAGGGGCTTTCATTGTTGTTCTTTCTGCCCCCGCGAGTGTTTTGTTCCATGTGTTTGCCCAAAGGTTAAATGCCTTTGCGTAAACTTTTTCGTCATTTGAAACCATTTTTCCATTCAAGTAGTTTGCTACTTGTGGTGTTTCCGACGCTTCTACTGCTTCGACAGGTTTTGTCTCAGATGCAATAGGTGTCATCTCAACAGGAGTTGGCGCAGGGTGCGCTTCTTCCCAAGATGCGATAAGTGTTTCTAATGTAGGAGTAGAAAGGTCATCGTGGCCGGACATTCCCAACTCAGATGCTTTAGTAACTAAAGTCATTCTTTCTTCTTCTGCTTTTGCGGCCACTTGAGCCTCGAACTCAGCGACACGGCTGTTAGCCAAAACTAACTCAGCCTGCATAGCCTCGATTTGTGCTTCATAATTTGTTTCTATGTTTTCTTCTTCGGTCATACTTTTCACCGTTGGTTGATTAACGTCAGCAATTGAATGACCTATAAAGGTTGGCTCACTCGCTATCATTTCTTCTTCGATTTTTATTTTTTCAATAGATTCTACGTTTGCTCTATCATAAGCAGGTTTTACTACCAATGCTAAATGGTCAAAAGTAAAATCTTCACCGAATACAAGTCCGTTTTCATCTGCTGATACGGGAATACCCGAACCACCAATACTTACGCCGTACCCATCTTCTTTCCATAAACCGGATGCTAAACTTGGGAATAATTCTGTTTGTGTTACGTGTGCTACATATCTAACTTCATAACCACCTTCTGTTTTAAAGAAAGAAGCGCCAACTATCCTGCCGACGTTAGATTCTTCTAAACCTTCTTCGTTTCTTGTAAATCCTGCACCGTTTTCGTTTGCTGCCGGATGATATAGTGTTAAATCTGAATCTTTCATTTGTTGTGCGACACTTCTTGCGCCCTCTATTGTTAAAGACCAATTGTTTTTATTCATACCTTCGTGAAATGCTATACCTCTTATTTCATAGACAGTTTTTCCGGTTTCTGCAATAAGTTTTGCCTCAACATCTTCTAAACTTAATTCTAAAGTAACCGCAACTCTTTTACACTCACCATCTATCATCTTTTCGCCGTAGCCACATTCTGCCGCTTTTTTCTTTTCGTCGTCATAGTAACCTTCAACTTCAAACTCATGGCCTTCGTGTGCTTTCATACATTCTTCTTTTGTATATCCCGCTTCTTGGCATCGTGTCATGTATTCATCGTGTGATTCTGTATCATTAGGTGTAGGCTCTGCTGCCTCTACTTCGTCAGCCTTACTTTTAATAGGGATACAGTTAGGTACTTTACGGCCATTTTTCATTTTCATACCGTATTGTTCGTAGCCTTCGGTACATGGGTCATCTGCATCTTTTGCTTCTACGTTACCACAATTGCACTCTGATGCGCTTGCATCGTGAGAATCATTTTTATCAAACCACATTTGGAACTCTTCTTCGTTAGGTCCGGGAAAATACATAGGTGTTCCGTCAGCCATTTTATCGCTGTGTATTTCGCCACCAAAACCTATGTCCATTGATTTTTGTCTTGCTCCTTCGGGTGTTGAGAATATGTAATCTTCCATACCTGCTTCTACCTTTTTACCACCACGCCATTGTCTGCAAGACCAATAACGTGCCTTCCATTTTGGGCCGGGATTATCACAGTTATGTCTACTGCGGAATGCTTTTCTTCTA